TTCTGTAATTGTTATTCCAACCTTCTTCTACTGAATAGTCTGTAAGTTCTATGAATGGTTGCACTATCGAACTAACATCTACCATACAAACTCCGACCTGATTAGGTCTTTGCTTTAGTCTATATGTTGGTGTAGTAGATCCTGTAGCAGCATTAACATAGACGTCAACTACATAAGAGAAGTCTACGTTTCTATTTTTATCTGATAGAAAACTCCAGACAATAGGATTATACCCTGGAGAGTATACGTGGGGTTTAAAATTAATTGCGGTTATCATCTTCTGAATTTTGCTTTTTGTTTTTGTTCTTCAAGTTCTTGCTTTCTGACTTGGTCGGTCTTCCAAGAAAGCCAGTTAAAAGCTGCGCGAATATTGAGCTCTGATGCTTCGTCGATTTTAAGTGGGTCTTGTCCTGCAAGGACAATGAGAGTGGAGTACCAATTCCTGGCAGTACGCTGAGGATCCTTTCCATCTCTTTTATCTTCTCCGGGTCCCAATTCGCTTCCTTCATTTGACTTATTAAAGAGTCCGACATAACTTTTAAGGATGTACTTGCGGAAGTCAAAAAAAAACCGAGGTTAATCTTTGCTTGTGCTAATGGAAACTGTCTGAACTCTTCTGCTCTTTGAGCAAAGTCATCTGGATCGTATTCGCCTAACTTATATGGTATGCCTGCTATCTTATCTAATGGTCTGTATAGTACTGCCATAGCCTCGTGTAGCCTACCTTCCATGTTAGCCGAAGAGGTTATGATGTCTAAGTCACTGAACTCTCCGATGCTCATCTTGTCTAGGTTAATTAACCCGTATAACCTATCGTTAACCCTAATCACCGGTTCAGACTTACCCTTAACCTCTTCCATCGAGGCTTTAATAAATGTCTGGGCTGTTACCCAGATCTCTAACCAGTCCTCGTAGTAGATTCCTCTTAGAGAGTTAACCGGACATCCTGAGATCTTAGAGATAACTTCGAATCCACTATCAATGTTATCAGTCACTGCAAGTAACTGGATGTCATAGAAATCCTGAATGGTTAGCTCTCTAAACGTGTACTTTTTTTTACCTATTTTAAAATGGCTCATATTGCTGCTATTTCTTTATCTAAAGCTTCTATGCTCTTTTTAATTATTCCGTCTTCTATTATGCGGTCTATCTGAACCTGATCGTCTATACCAATCGATGTCCAGTTCTGTGCTTTGATTCCGCCTTTACCTTTTGAGTAACCTTTGAACTTACCTGGAGGGTTACCTAAACCATATCTGCCATTGTAGTAAGGTCCTGTTCCGTAGTTGGTGTAAGCTCCATAGTCTGCGTACTCTATGTTAATGTCTTGGTTCTGTACGTAGACCTTAATCGAATTCTTTAGCACTCCTGTTCTAACTGGAACTTGTAACTCTATCCTTGTCCGGATAATAGCTGCAGCCTTCCATAAGATTTCTGTGAGGTCTAATTTGAATTCGTCCATTAGTTAAAAGCTGCTTCGCATAAGTTTAATGGACTCTTAACTATCACGTTGATCTCTGCTGCCCAACCAGATAGGTTGTTGTTAAAGCGTTCCACGAATGGTGTGGTAACCACAGGCATATCTAGTATGATCTCTACACTCTCCCAACTGGTTAGCATGATACGACTGATTAGATCCTGTAGGATGTCATGACAATCGCTTAACCTGTTAACCTCTAACGGCTCTTGGTTCTTAGCAATGTCCATTACCATCAGCGTGAAACTAAACGTGGTCTTACCTTTAGTTTGGATTGTACCTCCACGATGTACTAAGAAGACCAAGGGATACTTAGTCGGTGTCTGTAGGTTGGTCTGTACATCTATGTCCGAGATCATACCGGTCGAGAATTGCTCTACGCCCATATGACTCATGGCAAGCGTGTTGAAGTACTGTATGACTTCCTTATATGATCTTACTGGTCCTGAGTTTGCTAATGGCATTGCTAAAGATTATGTTTATGATACTAAGTATGAATTATTAAATGTTGCAGAAGGTTTAATTATAAATGTTCTCCGGTCCGTTAACCCCGGCTGACCTATTTGTAGCCCCGGAGTAGACGGCGTAAGTACCTTTTGACTTACCCTGGGTTAACGCCCGGTTAGCAAAGGCTAAGCTCATGACGATATCATCTGAGGCTCCCGAAGGTGCAGAGTAACTAATTAACCCTGAGGGTAACATCTTGTAGGCAAAGATGCCAAGCTCCATGTGCATCACAGATAGCACGTCCTTCTTAGGGATTCGTATAAGCTTGTCACTGAACGATAGCTTCAGGTTCTCTATGATATCCTTCTTACTAGCATTAGTTGTCGTAAACGCTTCTATTAGGTTCGGACAGGCTTTAGCTAACTGCTCGGCCACAACTGAACCAATCGAGTTCTTCTCTACAACTGTGTAACACTTCCAATGGTTTATCCTATCGGTTACCTCGCCAATGATCTCTTCCCAAGAAGTTTTATTCTTACGGTAGAAGTCTACGAGATCCCCATCCTCATTAAAGACTGTTAGGACTGTGTAGTCATTAGCCACCGCAAGGTCTAAGCCAGCGTAGTACTTCTTGCCCGCTTCAGGCTTAGTCTGCAAAGACTCTAAGATAGCACATTGGCCGAACCCAGCAAACACATTACCACCACCTTCTAAGAACACCCCTAGGTATTCCTGTAGGTAACTCTTCTCAGGTAAAGTCTTCCGTGCTAACTCTAGTGTGTCTAGATCTAAGTAAGGGTTGTCATACGAAGTTATCCGATAGCTGTTCCAGTCTTTATACTCTGGATCTAAACCCCAATCAAAGATCTTCTTAAACCAGTTGGTCCCATTAGGCGTGCTAATTAATAGCACCTTACGACATCTAATAAGAGTGGTCGGTCTTAGTATGGTTGTCCAGACATCCTCAGGGATAAACGCAGCCTCATCTATCACTAGGAGACCACTGACTGTGAACCCACGTAGGTTCTGACCAGACTCCGCACTCAGCATACGGATAACCGAACCACTCTTGAACGTCATAATGAGTTCGGAGGCATTAGATGTTGCTATTAAAGGATTGTTAGGACCGGCGGCTTTAGCCAGATCCATGAATGACTTCTTACTCTGGGAGAACACAGGGCTAACTAACACATTGTAGGAGTCAGGAACGTTGATTGCGTAGTACAACAGTAGGTTAAGACTAATAAGGGTCTTACCACTTTGTCTACTAGATACTAGGGTGTGGTGGGTTGCCTCAGAATCTAAGACTCCATTGATCACCTCCATCTGCTTAGGGTACGGTATAAAGTTACTCTTAACCTCCATAGCCTATCTTAACCTATTGTGATGTCTCGGTCGTTATAGGCATCAAAGCTATCCGAACCGGTTAGTGGAAGGAAGTGAGGCAGACCATCTGGCCTAGTAGGGTTACTAATCGCCCTAAAGGCTTCGTTAGCCTTCTTAGCCTCGTAGCCCCGGTTAACGAGGTTTTGGAATTGTCGTTGCTCATTCTGAATCCTTTGATTCCGTTTCGCTACCTTCGCCCTGTGGGCTTTCTTGGTCTTGCTCATGCTTATCGTCTTCTGCTGTTGAAAAATTAAATGATACTTTAAGATCTTGGCCATCGTTGCCTACTATCTCTTGTCTGGCCAACTTAGGAATAATGTACTCTGATAGTCTTAGTGTTAGGTCAACAGCCTTCTGAGGATCCTTAGCAGCCACTTGGGCTAACCAAAGACTGATGTTATCCAGGTTGTTCTCAAGTAGATTGTGAAAGGCTACTCTAATCTTCCTGGTGTCCATGTCGCTGGCACCCTTTGGTCTACCGCTAGGATTGCCTGATTGTCCTTTTTGAAACATAATTATTGTACAGGGTTTGTTTTTACAAGGGCCATATACATGTTACGGACCGAGTTTATATGGTTTCTTCTACAGCTTCCACAACCAGTATCCACTTCGTTTGTGCCGTGAATCTTGTTGTAAATATTGTAGATTTGTACTAGGTCTTCTCCAGTCCAATGGGCTTTGACCCCATTGAACATTCGGCGACCTAATTCGATTAATTCTAATTCGTGCTCTTGTGTCATCTTTGTATTATTTTATATCCCATATCGTATATGGATTGTTTATTATCCATTGTTGTCCAGATATACTTTTGGTTACCTTCTTGGTCTTCTACTAAGTACTCTAGCATTATCTTCCATAGACCATTTACCATAGCTTACTCTGTATCTTATTAACTTCATCTCCAATGGCGCCGGCCACTAATGAAAGTATGATCGTTTCTGGGACTGGGTAATTAAAGTACGTCAGACTTAGGGTCAACATCGTCCAAAAGGGTAGGCACATCGAACAATTCAATGGCTTCCTCCACAGGTTTACCTTTTTTAGCACGTACTGATACGGTGGGAGTACTATTAGTGTTGCTGATGCTATTGCTACTAGTAGCGTCATTATTAACTGATTGATTAGCTGCATGGTTGTAGATTGTGATTTCGTGATCTGGGTGAATGTTAAGACTTGTTCTTAGTTTGCTTACTGTGACTTCAAACTTGTCTGCTGGTGTTGTGAAGGTTGCTGGTGTTCCTGCAAATCCCCAATGGATAGTGTTATTCATATGTTATTGGTTTTATTTTAGATCTTATATGTCTTTTTACTCTATTGATGCTTAGCGAGATACTTGTTCTTGGAATTTTGGTCTCCCTCGAAATGCTAGATATTGTTCTACCTTCTTCACAGTATAACTTGAATAAGGTTTGATCGTACCAACCCAAGTTATGTAGTTCGTTGCGAATATCATTTGCTGTAAGGTCGATTTGTTCGGTGTGCTCGGTAACCTCATCTGCAACATCATTTTTAGATAAGTATGAATCTAGATCAATTTGACATACATCCTTACGGTAGATCTTATAGAATGGGGATGTGGTGGATCGCCACTGGTTAAGCATGATGCGTACAATGTAGAACTGGGCACCACCAGAATTGATGATGTCCAGTACATTTGGTTTAAATAAAAGTTGTTCTAAAGAATAGTGTAGTAGTTCTGTTGACAACTCGTCATTATAACTTATATTCTTAGCAGCTGTTAGTAGGCTACTATAATTCTGGTTGGTCCAATCGTTTACTGTCAAGATATAAAGTTATGTTCGGCTTATATATCTGTAGTCGTAAATCTCCTTTTTTAACCGAACATCTTCTTGAACTTACTCTCTTCTTCTACTATCTCG